GGGATTGGCTTCTGCCCTTAAAGGTGAAACTGAATTTAAGGTAGGGCGTTGAAATATCAAGTTGTAATTCCTTCCTATCAAAGAGCAGAGATTTGCCGGGATCAAACCCTAGCCACACTAGAACGGCTTAAGGTAGATAAAAGCAAGATACATGTCTTCGTAGCCAATGAAGAACAGAAGGAACTTTATAGTTCTGTACTAAAAGACGAATATCAAATTATTGTTGGTGTTCGGGGTATTTCTAGTCAGCGAAAGTTTTACCACAACTGGTTTCCAGATAACGAAAGACTTTTAAGTATTGATGATGATATGTCTGATTTACTAGAACTTGGCGATAAGAAACTAGTACCAACACGGTACCAACTAGATGAGATAGCAGAAATAGGTTTCTCTGTAGCAGAAGCACAAGGCGCAAAACTTTGGGGTATCAATCCAACTATGAACCATTTCTTTCTAAAGAATCATATTTCCGTAGGACTAAGATATATTTGTGCAAACTTTATGGGGTCTTACGCTAAAGACTGGATATTTACAGACCCAAACAGAAGAATGACCAACACAGGAGAAGACCACCACAGCACTCTTAGGGGATTTACTAGATATGGCGCAGTAGTTAGACTAGAATACCTATGTCCAAAGACTAAGTACTTTGCGAAAGGTGGAATAGATGCTTGTGTGGTGGAAGATGGGCAAACTAGAGCACAAAGACATGCCGAAGAACTTTCTGTCGTTCAATCACTATTTCCAGACATCTCAGCAATACAGGTCAAAGCAGGTGGAGTTGTGAACCTAAGATTGAAACCAATAACCTTTAACAAGATATCAGTAGACTTATGACCGAGACCGCAGCGAAAAAGGGTCGGAAGAGCAAGTTAGATAAAGACCGACAAGATAAATTACTCAAAGCCATACGAGTAGGCAACGATAAGAAAGTAGCCTGTGCTCTTGCTGGTATTTCAGAAGCAACTCTTTATAGATGGCTAGAGCAGTCAAGAGAGAAGAACGCAAGCGAGCAGTTACGAGAATTTCGAGAGTCGTTTGAGCGTGTTGAAGCAGAAGCAGAAGTATTAAAAGTATCAAGAATTGCTCAAGCAGCAGATAATGGAAGATGGCAAGCAGCAGCATGGTGGCTAGAAAGAAAACACCCAGATCGCTGGGCACAACAGACTAAGATAAAAGCAGAACTTTCTGGACCTGACGGAGCGCCAATAACAATTAGCGTTGAAGAGGCTAGAAAAGTAGTATTAGAAATGCTTAATGAAGGGGGAGATGATGGGCTTATCATTGATGGAGAAAGTCCAGAAGTTATCCAAGAGTGAGAAAGAAAAGTGGCTCTCGGAACTTCCTGAACCAGTATTAACAGAACTTTATAAATCTCCTTGGTGGTTTATTGGTAGACCCGAGCAACAGGAACCTGAAGGTGATTGGTTTATATGGTTAATTCTTTCTGGTCGTGGTTGGGGAAAGACAAGAACTGGAGCAGAGTGGCTTGCTAAGAAAGTTATAGATAACCCTAAGACTAAAGATAATGTTTCTACCCAGTGGGCTATTGTCGCACCAACCTTCAAAGACGCAAAGAGTATCTGCGTAGAAGGACCTAGTGGATTACTGAAAGCACTCCAACACCAAGGATTACAGAACGAAAAAGATTATGTCTATAACAAATCATCACACAAAATAGATATGGCTAGTGGGGCAAGAATACATACCTTTGGTGCAGACTCTCCAGATTCTGGTCGTGGTCTTAACTTATCTGGTGCTTGGTTAGACGAGATAGCATCATGGCAATATCCATACGAATCATGGACAGAAGGATTAGCACCAGCATTGCGTATTGGTGAAAGACCAAGAGTTGTTGTTACTACTACACCAAAGCCAATTAAGTTAATCCGTGAGTGGGTAAGCAGAACAGATGACTCAATACATTTAACAAGAGGTAGCACATTCGATAATGCTAAGAACCTTTCAGGGAACGCATTAAAGGAGTTACGCAACCGATATGAGGGCACAAGAACTGGAAGGCAGGAACTTTACGGCGAAATACTTGAACAGGCTGAGGGAGCATTGTGGATAAGAAACTGGATTGAAGATACAAGAATTAGTATTGATAACTTACCTAAACTAACAAGAGTTGTAGTAGGCATAGACCCTGCCGTAAGCAGTGGTGAGAACTCTGATGAAACAGGAATTATTACCTGCGGTCTTGGCGAAGATAAACACTTCTATGTATTGGCTGATGATACTTTGAGAGCAACACCAAACGAGTGGGGTAAGCGAGCACTTCAAGCATATACAAGATGGAGGGCAGACAGATTAGTTGCTGAAGTAAATAATGGTGGAGATATGGTTGCTATGGTTATTCAACAAGTAGATAGAAATGCACCAGTCAAGAAAGTTCATGCGACACGCAATAAATCCACAAGAGCAGAACCGATATCAGCACTCTATGAACAAGGTAAGGTTCACCACGTAGGAGGCTTTCCACAGTTAGAAGACCAAATGGTTCTTTGGACACCGGACTCTAAGAAATCACCAGATAGACTAGATGCTCTAGTTTGGGCACTTACAGAACTAAGCGGTAGTTACCAAACACTAACAGGAACAGTTCCATTATCACTTACTCAAATTAACGACTGGTCTATACCAAGGATGTGAAAATGAGTTTCATTGGATATTGTAGTAAATGTAAAGAAAGAGTAAAGGTGAAGGATAACAATGCTCCAAGTTCGCCGAGTTCTACTTTAATTTACTATGAAGGAAGTTGTCCTACCTGTAGTAGTTTAGTAAAATCAATTAAGCAAGTTCCTAAGTTTGGAGGCAAGTGGCGTGTTTAATGACCCAAGAGATATTGCTGCTTATGCTGCTAAATTAGTAACAGGAGATAGACAAGATGATTATGGGCACCCCATTGACGACTTCACTAGGGCAGGAAAGATATGGGAAGCCATCTTAGGAGTTCCAGTTACTGCTGAACAAGTAGCCTTATGTATGGTGGGAATTAAAATAAGTCGCCAAACCAATGCGCCTAAAGTAGATAATATCGTTGATGGTATAGGTTACTTCTTAACTTTATCAATGGTACAAGAAGAAAGAGCCCAAAGGAAAAGAGATAGTAAATGATTATTCAAATTATCGGGCAAGCAGGAACAGGCAAGACGGCTTTGGCTACCGCACTCGCAGACCGCATAAATGCTATTCATATAAATGCTGATGAAGTAAGAGCAGGATTAAATAAAGATTTAGGTTTCACTTTGGAAGACCGTATTGAAAACGCAAGAAGATTAGGTGAGTTAGCCCGCCTACTTAAAAACCAGATTGTTATTGTGGACTTTATCTGCCCTACTAAGGAAACAAGAGAAGCCTTTGGAAAGCCTGATATCTTAATCTGGGTCAATAGATTACAAGAAGGGCGATTTAAAGATACAAATAAAATATGGGAAGACCCAATAGAGTATGATTTACTAATAAATCTTGGGCAAACTGTAGACATGGAAGTTAATTGGGTAATTCAACAATTTGATTTACCTGATTGGAAAGCACCTACTACTTTAATGCTAGGGCGCTATCAACCTTGGCACGAAGGGCATCAAGCACTTAAGGAGAAAGCAGATGAACGAACAGGGCAAACAGTTATCGCGGTTCGACATACTCAAGGAACTTCCGAGAAAGACCCGTTGTCTTATCAAGAAGTGGTGGAATTCATTTCTAGCAACGGAATACCCAGACCATTTACTATAAAAGTTCCTAACATTACGAACATAGTTTACGGAAGAGATGTCGGCTACAAGATTGAACAAGTAGATTTAGGCGCTGAAATTCATGCTATTTCCGCTACTCAGAAGCGCAAAGAATTAAGTATATGAAAGTAACTCGCGCTCGCTCATTTACAAAGTCTTTAAGTTATCGGATATTCGGGACTCTAAGTTCATTTGTCGTTGTTTACGCCATTACAGGTAAGGCTAAGTTATCAGCCTTGATAGCCTTTTGGGAAACAGTATTGAAGGTGGGTATCTACTATTGGCATGAAAGAATATGGGATAAGGTTAAATGGGGAAGGAAGCATAAATGAAAGTATTCAAAGGTAAGGCAGATAGTTGGGGGCTAGCCATTCAATATCATAACTGCGATAAAAGCCTAACTTTCCAATTTCTGCCCTTTTACATTATTTTTGTGGCGCATAAATGGTGGAAGTATTAAATGGGAATGCTAAAAACTTATGACGACTTTCTGCCTGAGAGAGAATTCAAAGCCTTACAAGATATTTTAACAGGACCTGAGTTCCCTTGGTCTTACCAACAATACGTAACAGCACCAAGTGAAAACTCTGTACCAAAATTAAATGTTTTCTTCTTTACCCACACCTTTTATGCAAACAATCTCCCGCGTTCAAATTACTACCAAATTCTTGAACCTTTAATACAAAAGATTAGCCCATTAGCGGTATGTAGGCTTAAAGCCAATTTGAATACAAGGACAGAAGAAATAGTTCAATATGACTTTCATACAGATTACACTGTTAGGACAGCGCCAATGAAAACTGCTGTTTTTTACATGAACACCAATAATGGCTCAACCATTTTTGAGTCTGGAGAAAAGGTTACAAGCCAAGAAAATCGGTTAGTCGTATTTGATTCCTATATGAAACATGCAGGGACTACTTGCACAGACCAACAGGCTCGAGTACTAGTTAATCTAAACTTTATTGATTGGTAAGTCTTAAATATCGTAAACTTTTAACTTTTCATCTAAAGTAATCTCTAAAGGAATAGCATAGCGAGTGCCCGACGTCATTTTATTAACCTTATGTTCATATTTCAAAATATTGCAAGGGAATATTACGACTAAACCTTTTCTCGGAGTAATAGTTTTTTCTAAATTCGTAAAGTGCAATTCGCCCCCTACAAAATTATCGTTTAAGTAAAATAACACGGCTAAGGAGTCTTTAGACTCTTCACGAACTCTATCTATATGAGGTCCTAGAAAAGAACCCTTTTCCATTATAGATAACCAACAATTCTCTACATAGTAATTATTGCCTAATTGCTTTGAAATTTTAGCCATAGCGTTGGATAAAAATTTTTTAACTTCTAAACTTTGACAATTTTTTAGTAACCTTCTGTGGTCGTATTTCACCGCATCCATTTGAGGATACATTTGTTTAGAATATTCAACCATTTGGTCGCAAATAGCGTCATCAATGAAATTATCTATGACAATCAATTCTTCCATTATTCGTCCTTAGGGTTTTCTCTAAAAACCGCGTCAGCGTCATTTTGCTCTAAAAGGGCTTCATATAAATCATCAATCTCATATTCTTTCCACCGAGGACCTTTTAAGTAAACATACAAGGCAAGGCAAAACGCAATTGAAGCACTAAGCCAAGCAATTAAGGCAATAGTTAATGCTATCCAACTTAACATGACTGCGTTCCGTTAAAAGTCTTTTTACGCCACATTTTTTTCTTGTAAAAGTTGGGCGTGGATTCTCTTTCAACCACCCTTTGCTCCCATTCCTTATCGTTATATTTTCTCGCTACAGACTCCCAGTTTACTCTGGCTAAAGGTATTATCGTGAACATGGGAGTCCCTTTAGGGATAACTCCACGAAAGCCTTTCTTTAGATAAAAAGGCAAATTACCTTCTGGAGTATGGTTGAAACGGTCAAACTCAACAACGCCTGAAAAGGTATAAAAAGGCAAGTCAATTCGATTCAATGGGTGAGTTACTAAGCCCGAAAAGTTTTTAGGGAGAATAGGCGCCCACCTCTTTTGCCAAATAAATTGAGTTTTTTCATACCCAACGACTTCAGGTAAATCATTTTTCATTCGATAATCAACTATTTTTATTGGGTGGTTAGATGAAACTATTAACCCGTCAGGTCCGTCTTCAATTAAAATATCAGTCCAAGTTTCTTGCGTATAGCCCTGTGTTAAGGCATCTAAAAAAGGAAGGCATGCTTTAATATTTAATTCAGTGCGGTCAGGCATTATTTGTTTATACCACTCAGGAATAAACTTTTGGCTTGGGGCGGGCATTGGCACTATATCTTCTACTTCTTTGCTACCTGCCCAGAATTCTATTTTCATTTCTTAAAGGTTTCTAAAATATTGAATCCATTTCTGCGCTCCATTACCATGTAAGAGTATTCACTAAGACCCATAAATTCATCTATACTTTCAATTACTTTCTTAACAGGTAAGGTTGAACAAGTATAAAGGTCAAACTGAAGTAAAGCAGGTTCTTCTTCGTCCCAAACATGGAATGCGATATGGCTAGTTTCAATCATGACTGTTGCTGTAAGTCCTCGGTTGCCTTCAGCAATTACATAAGAAGCAAACGGACCTTGAAGAATCTTCATATCTATATCTCTTACTAATTGCTCTAACCATTTAATAGTTTCTGCTTCGTTCTTGGGTGGCTTGTTAACATAGCCATTGAGCATAATATGATTATGGAGTGCCATTAAGTTCGCTCTCTTTCCATGCGGTCTTAGTACCCCCATCGTATGACTTAGCCAGTCCTTTTTCAATCAAAGACTTGTTAAAACTAGTGTTGTCGGGGAGAAATAATTCCCCTAGTATGCGCCCATACTTATCAGGCTTAGTTGTTTGGATACGGAATGACTTACCTTCTAAGACACCCTTCACATATTCTTTAGTTTTCTTACCTAATTCTGTATTCTTCTCTGCCGTATCTATACCAGACAATCTAACCCTAGTCTTGTAATGTAAAGAAAACCCCAAGTCAATCGCTATATCTATTGTGTCCCCATCTACAACTCTATCAACCTTCACTAAGTATTCGAACATTTTTTCTCCTTTGCTAAGACAGTCAGCGTATCAGTAATTTATACCCTACACTATTAGATATGGAGAGAGTAATCATTAAAGAACTCGAGCGAACACTGCTTCGCACTCGGGAGAGAATGCTTATTTACTCAAATGAAGAACTGAAGCAGATAACAGACCTAATTGCATCAGCGACTCTTGCTATTGCTCTTGAATCTTATAGTCGTGAATTAGAAGCGATTAAGACTAAGCAACCAGAATTGGTATAAATCTTGGCGAACGAATATCCAAACTTTGATGGTTCTCAAATATGTGCGCAAACATACCCTGATGTTTGGTTTCCTACCGCAGAAAGACAGACAGGTAGATTAGCAAAAACACTTTGTTCACAATGCCCTTGGGTGAAAGAATGCTTAGATTACGCATTACAGACCGACGTAACAGGTATATGGGGCGGAAAGACAGAGAGAGAAAGAAGTAATATGCGCAGAAAACTAAAGATTAAAGCCGAGCCAATATATTTTGATGCTTTGTTTTCGCCCTCACTTCGGGGTAAAGTAGGAGCAGGCGAGTATAATGATGGAGTAGATGAGGTGAATGATGACTGATTTTCGTATGGGTGATAACTCTTTTAGCCCATTAGCACAATTAGCAACAGCACTTCATGAAATGTTTATTTCACTAATGTCCGCAGGCTTTACTGAAAACCAAGCACTATATTTAACGAGTAAGATGATAATAAGGGAAGATGACTTCGATGATATTACTGACGATACGGATAGGTGAAAAATAAGATGCCAAAAAGACCAGACTTAACCGAAATTGGCGGAACAGGTTTACGCAGAACTGGCGGAACTGTTTACGAAGAGTTTTTAGTATCCCTTCGTGGTCGTCGTGGCGCAAAAGTTTATCGTGAGATGTCTGAGAATGACCCAGTTATTGGCTCTATTCTTTACGCAATAGAAAAGATTATCTTAAGACTTGAGTGGACTGTCAGCCCAGCAAGCGATAAAGAAGAAGATAGAGAAACAGCAGAGTTTATTGAGCAGTGCTTATATGACATGAGTGATAGTTGGGATAGCACTCTTTCACAGATTTTATCTATGCTTGTATATGGCTACGCTTTCCATGAAATAGTTTACAAGATTAGAGATGGTGCTGGAAACGAAGACCCTGCTCGTCGTTCCGCATTTAGTGACGGAAAGATTGGTTGGCGTAAGTGGCCAATCCGTGCACAGGAAACTCATAACAACTGGATGTTTGACGAAGATGGTGGTATCCAAGGATTTGAACAAGTAGATCCATACGGTGCTGGTCTTCATAGAATTCCTATTGATAAGGGTTTGCTATTTAGAACTAGTAGTGTCAAGAATAACCCAGAAGGTAAATCATTATTAAGAACTGCTTATCGCCCATGGTATTTCAAAAGACGCATTGAGGAAATGGAAGCGATAGGTATTGAAAGAGATTTAGCAGGATTACCAATTGCGTATATGCCTCCTGAATACTTATCATCTACTGCTTCCGTAGACCAACAAGCAGTAAGAGATAGCATTGTTAGCATTGTTCAAAATGTAAAACGAAATGAGCAAGAAGGTATTGTTTTCCCATTAGTATTTGATGATAGAGGAAACAAGATGTTCTCACTTGAGTTACTAAACTCTGGTGGCTCAAGACAATTTGATACAGATAAAGTTATCTCTAGATACGATCAAAGAATTGCTATGTCCGTATTATCAGACTTTATTCTTCTTGGACATGAACGAGTAGGTTCTTTCTCATTAGGTAATAGCAAAATAGATTTATGGACAATGGCTGTTGAAGCGATATGTAAATCTATTGCAGAAGTAATTAACTATCACGCCATACCTCGTCTACTTAAGATGAATGGTATGAAAATTGGAAGTGTTCCTGAATTAACTTATTCAAGTGTAAGCCACGTAGACCTTGCTGAAATATCTGATTTCGTAGCCAAACTTACAACTGCTGGCGTAATAACACCTGATGAGGATATGGAAGAATACTTAAGAGC